ATTGGTTTGTCTAATTCGGGCGGTGCAAGTCGTAGCAACAGAGCCACCTAGTTGGGGTTCTGTATACATGATTCGATAATTACGGTTTGCTACTGCCGTAAATGTTGCTGTGAGTTGTACTTCTTCCACCGTGACTGTGGCATCAGTAGTGTCGTTAGTAACTAGAGCCATTAGCCCACGAGGGAAACGGTTCTGTTGACTCGCTAAGAGAACAGCACCTGCTGTGAAATCTGTGTTTGGGTTAAGAGCCATAATGTTTTCTCCTTTACCAACCAAGTCGGCTGGTATCCAAAATACCTAGAATAGATGAGTTCAAAATAAAGAATTGGTAATAAGTTAACGGACTTAAAAATACTTGAAACAATGTTTCGGTTGGTGTAGCGGTTATTTGTACGCCTTCTATAACTACCGCTTCGGTTTGTGGTGAAATTGGGGCGCCCGTCTTTTTTTGTATCTGATAGGTAATACTGGTTGTTCGCAAATATCCGAAAGCCCCAGAAATGCTTGCCACGAATTGCCCTAGTTTTGTGGTGTCCTGCGAAACATCGGAGAACCCGACCACATACCTTAAATCTGTTGGGTCGGATTGACTGTTGGCAAGCCATGAAGCAAGGTCAAGACCCTGGCTATTTGACCAATCAACAGTTGACAGCGAATAACCGTTCTGACCATAAGTTGAAACTGATGTCGTTTCTTGTGCTGTCTGGGTACTTAAACCTGAAGGGCTGACTTGCACGAAGTTCATCATGTTTAAACCGTTTTGGATTCGTTCAAAAGTTTGGTAAACGACATTTGAAGCAGGGGTTTGATATGAGAACGAATACGCCGCTGTCCAATTATCAACCGACGATCTTGCAAGCGGTTGTAAGACTGACCCGTTATAAAACATCAGGCCCTTTTCAGTTGTCAAATTCAACTGAACTCGACTAGCGACACTGCCCGAATAGGTTGCACTGCTACAAGTACTGTCCCCGTTACCAGCAAACGGCACCACAGTCATAGAACTAGGCAACGGCCCACCAGCCGCCGACTCAAAATAGTCCAATTGTTTACCTGAATAATCCAACGGCAAGGTAACACTATTTGCTTGTATTCGACCAGCACGGTTCAACCAGTCCGAACACTGAATGGTCGCAGTAGATAAACCTGTTTTGCCAGGGTAGTCGTTGAAAGATACGCCTTGCACCCAAAATGTTTGGTTAAATAAACCCGTTTTCAAACTTATTTGGTCGTAAAGGGTAAAGCCGCTAATTTGGTTGGAATCGTTAACAATGTCAATAGACAAAATTTGTCCGTCATAGTTATCTAAATAGTTTTGGCGACCGACCATCACATTGAAACCCAAGACAGTGTCGGTGAATGTTGCGGCGGTTGTTTCGTTTTTTAATGCCCAAACAAGTTTTGCCATTACATTGCTCTGGTGTTCACGGGGACTGGCCCTACTTGGCGTACATACTGCTGTAATGCCCTCACAATGCTGTTGGGGTCGCCGCCGTTGACATTGACAGTGATACTGCCACCGCCACCACCAAAGCCCATACTGCCCAATTTAGATAGCGGGATAATTGCTTCAGGTCCCGATTCGCCCACCATCGCGATAGTTGGGCCTGTTGTGATACCACCTTCGCCAAGTCTGGGCAAACTCACTTTGGGAATGGAACCGAAGTTGACCCAAGGGCCTGCCGCTTTGTCGATACCGTCAAGAATTGTATTTAGCCCTTTGATTGCAAAATTCAATCCGCCTTCTAATCCAGAGATAACGGCGTTAATAACACCTTTAAAAGCGCCGCCGATACCGTCAAAGATTGTTGCCGCTAAATCTTTCAGACCACTAAATACGCCAATAACAGCGTCTTTAAAATAAAGAATGGCACCGAACGCTAAACCGAACGGCCCAGTGATTACGGCAAGTATTAGTTTCCAATGGTCAGTGACCCAAGAAATAATGTTGCCAAAGAATCCGATAATGTCGTCTTTAAATTTGATAACAAACAATGCCGCTAAACCGAACGGGCCTGTAATAATCGCCAGGATTGCTTCCCAATGATCTTTGACCCAATCAAAAGCAAATTTGATTGCACCCCAAACTTTGTCAAAACCTAATTTGATAGCGTCAACAGCAAGCCCGAAAATATCAAATTTGGCTTGCAAAATTAGTAAAGCGGCTATGACTGCGAGAATTAGAACGGCACCCGAAGCAACCCACAAGGCGCTAAATGATGTTGCTAGGACTGCGTTAACAGCGGCGGTTATGGCTGTGATTGCGTTCCATGCAACTATGGCCGCATTGGTAAGCCAGATAGCGGCGGCAATACCACCGAAAACCAAACCAAGGGTTACGATCAAATTGACATGACTGCTAATCCAATTACCGATCTTTTGAAACGCTGGTAGCAACTTACTGATAATGGGCATGACTGCCGCCCCAACAGATTCTTTAAATTCGCCCATTTGAATAGAAAACGACTTCATTTTGCCTGAAGCAGTGTTGGCCGAAGTCGAAGCGGCACCCTTAAAAGTTTTACCCAAAGCGGCGAAAACTTCGTCAGTGCTAGCGCCGTTTTCAATGAGGCTTGCTAATGCTGGGTCTAACTTTTTCAGTGGTCCCAATTGCCCGTTAAAAGCCTTTGAAAGGGCGTCGGATACGGCACCTAAGTCTTTGCCTGTACCAGCAGAAATGTCTAGTGCCAGGCTTAATAAATCTTGGGCTTTGGTTACATCACCAGTGCCTCGTACAAGTTTGTCTAAGGCTGGGCGTAGTTCGTCATCGGATACGGCGGCGGCAATGCTGGTTTTGGTAATAAAACCTTCTACCGATTTTATTTGGGCGTCAGTTGCCCCAGTGCTGTTTCGTAGGCTGGTGGCAAGTAGTTGGGCGGCCTTGTCATCTTCCATAAACGCTTTGACTGCTTGACCGCCAAAGTCTGCCAAAATACCTAAAGCGGCGGCGGCTGGTACGGCGGCTTTGCTGATAGCAAATTGGGCTTTTTGTCCCGTGGTTTCTAGTTTGTTAAATTCTCTGACTGCACGGTCAATGCCTTTGCTATCAAAGTCTGTGACTATGGGAATGGATATAGCGGCCATTAGATCACCTTAAAGTTTTTGTTTACTTCGGCTATTACATCGTCAACTACTTTTTGAATGTTGGCGCTTATATCGCTAATCTTGGCTTCAAAGACTGGCCAGATAACACGGCTAGCACTACGCCCAAATTTAGTATCGAAGGCAGAACCTAAGGGGTTTGTGTTGCTACGGCCCGCAATATCAAAAATTGAAGCGGCAGGGTTTTTTTGCATAACTGAAAAGGCGGCACCCTGCTTTTTGTTATTGACTCTAAGTGAAACACCCTTGACAGCGCCCGCCGTGGTTAACGGAAATTTCTTTACGCCTTTGGAAGTCCAATTGCGTTGGGTGCCACTAGGGAAACCTGATTCTGAGTAACTTGCTTTCATGGCGTCGGTCATTGGTTGGGCAACCTGTTTCATGTTTGCCACATATGCTTTGCGATAGCCAGGCTCTACCTTATTAAGGTATTTAACGGCTTCTTTGACACCATCAACCTGAATTGAAGCCGTGGCACCCATGTCATTTTCTGCTTTCGTTAATGACCTTAATGACTGTTGTTAGGTCGTTAACATCGAAGTCTACTTCAGGCGGCCAGTACCCTGTCTCTGCTAGCAGTTGGGCTAGGGCGTATCTGTAGGTACTGGCAAGGTAGGGCGGTCGGGTTCATCGCTAACAACTTCTAGCAACACCAACTTTTTAATGAAATCGTCTAACACCACTGGCACAACAACATTGTGTTGTTGACATGCTTGGTGAGCCAGGTACGCTAAATCTTCAATGCCGATACCTGAAGCCATATCACTGGCTTTGCGCTTAAATTTGCGTTCCCATGAAACAATGGTGAAAAGGTTGGTGCTTACTTCGACTGGGCCTTCACCTTGGTCAACTCTAAGGGTTAGTTGCATGTCGGGTTCCTTTGTTAGTTGTTAGGTCAGACAACGGCGACGGTATAGACGCCGCCTTTGAAAGTAATGTCAATTTCTGAGAGTTCACCGTAAGCGGCGTCAATCACTGGCAACGCTTCTAGAAAAGTTCCCGTAAGCGTAAAGGTCGGGTTTGTGGCACCAGTAGCGGCGCTGGTTGGTTTCATTGTCACGGTGGTGGCCGTGCCAACCAAAGTTGCCAAAGTGGCATAAGTTTCCGTGGCCGCATAACTCATCAGAAGGGTTACGGTCAGTTCGTGGTCACCCAAACCAGCAGTAAAAACACGGCTGGTGGAACCAAAAGCGGTTGATTCAAGGGCGTCATATTTAACCGTCAAAGTGGCGCTACGACACTGATCTTGCAAATCAACAGAGTTAACAGTAAGGGTGGGATTCGAAAGGTAAGTAGTTGTGGCCATTTTGGGTTAATCCTTTTTTGCTGGTGCTTTAGTTTTAGCAGATTTTAAGGCTGGGCTGTCGTTAGCAGGTTCATCGGATTCAATGAAACCGTGTTTCAGTAATGCTTCAACATTGGTACCTAAACCAGGTACAAATTCTTCGCCTACTGTGCCAATGCGTTCACTAATAATTGTGTATTTCATGTTCACCCTGTCTGTGCTTGCATTTCTATGGATAGGTCGTAGGCGGCAAAAGTCTGGCCACCTATAGGTAGGTAGCCAGGTCGCCCAGTAGTTACTGCAACATTACTTGCTAAAAGGGCGGCAGACATGCTTAAAACATTGCGTAAGCCGTCTAAATTGGCTGGCCCTAAGGTTATGACCTTTACCGAAAAAGTCATCTTTACGATGTTGTAGTTGAAGGCTTCAAAACTTGGGGCGTCAATAAAAACACAAGGCGGGTTGATCTTTTCGGAATCATAAACCACCCGTAAACCTGTCACGGTTGTAAGCGTTGCTGATAGGTCGTCTATGGCCTCATTGAATAGGTCGGTGTATACAGTCATTAGGCAACCGCTGGTCTGGGGATACCTGCTAGTTGTTTAATCAACGGTGACAGGCCCGTAACTGAAGCGGTGCCCATATCGCTGAAACTAGCAAAATTATCTATGGCACCCCTTTGTCTGTACAGGCTTCCCCCCATCATGATGGTCGCTAGGGATACATCACCTGAAGGGACAGTGGTTAAAGAATCGGTATAACCCGCTTCTTGCCTTCGACGAAATATCAGATTGTTTGCCGCTGAAGCGCATTGGGCTAAGAAGGCGGTTTCGTCAACGCTTGCTAAAGCAATACCGAGCCATGTGCCAATCTGTGTTCCCGTTATCCAAGTACAGGTTTCGGTGTAGGTCAAAGTGCCTTGTGGGATTGCGGCACTTCGGGTTAAATCGTCGCCTTCATCGTAAAACAACACCTGGTTTTCTATCGGCCAGTTGTAATCAAATAGCAAATCGCCTTGACTGTCTACACCAATGAAATAGTACGGCGGTAAAGCGTAAACATTATGGGTGCCGTTCAGACTGTGACTTAAACCAGCGATGGTGAAAGTTAAACCCAAGTCTAATTCGGGTTCGGTCAATGTTTGTACGACAGCGTAGTTGTCTAGCCGTTGGTGAAATGTGACTTGGTAAACAGCCATGGGCGGCTAACCGCCTTTCGACTATGCCTGGGTGATTTTGCGAATCATTGAACTATTGGCCGCAAACACTGCGGCGTAACCGTACATTGACATGGTTCGTGAAACCGTGGTGGGGTTTTCCACTGAGAGCAAGCCCTGATCTTGGCGGTAAATTTCGTATGCGTTGGCATTGAAAATCACCATGGTTTTGGCGGCGAAATTCTTGTCAACGATAATTTGCAAACCAAGTGGGTTGGAACCTTGCCACTGGGTGGCGTCGCCCTTGCCGATGGTGTTGTAACCGTTGAGGCCACCGCCCGTGTAACCAAAAATCGGTCGGTTTGTCGTATCGGTTAATTGCATAAGCAATCCCCAGGTGCTGGGGTCAACAGCGATATGGGTTGGCAAATAGTTGGTGGCGGCAACCGTGGTAACAGCACAATCGTAGATTGACTTCAACAGGTCGGTAACTGACAAGTCCCAAACACCATCAGAACTGGCGCTGGACACAAGGGTGTCACAAGCGTAGTTGTCGATAGCGAGAAGGTACTGGCCCGCTAGGTCTTGCATGATAATTGCCATAGCGGCGGGATCACTAAACGAAACTGTCTGGTATGACAAGGTGGTGCTACCCGCAAAAGTTTTCTTGGTGACGGTGTTGGAAGCAATCACTGAGGTGGTTGCCGATACAGCGTCAAATTGTGCCGATTGTTCGGCAACTGTTGGGTGGGTTGTCCATGTTGGGCGAATGAAAGTAGAACCAGCGCCACCGCCAGGCATGCCACGGGTGCCCACTGCTGTCAAAAGCGGGGCAATGTAGTTAATGTCTGCGAATACTGGACCAAGAATCGGGACAGGAATTACACCAGGCACATTACTTGTTGCAACATCACCAGCGGCGGCGGCGATATCTGACTGGTGGTATGAACGGTAGTCATTCCAAACTTTGGTTGCGTTAGCGGCTTCAACGCCACCCTTGTGCATTGCGGCCACAAATTCGGCGGCGTTAGGCAAACGGGGTTCTCGCTTTGCGGTAGCAAAAATGGGGGCCGTTGGGATTACGACTTCTTCAATAACTGCGGGGCTAGTTTCCATTTGGGGTTCTTCCTTAGGTTCTTCGACTTGTGGCGCTTCGGCACTGACTTTAGTAATTATAGACTCAGAAAATGCCGCCGTGGGGACAAGAGAAATTTCCTGCCAATCGGCGGCTTCGACGGTCATATTTCCTTGCTCGTCATAACTGAATTTGGTTGGATTGACACCTACGGACAGTTCCATAACCCCGTCACTTGCTAATACCAAAGCCTCATTGCCTAAGGCTGTGCTACTAATTTTCATTGCTAGCAACATTTCTGTGCCCGTATCCACCCTTTCAGTTACTAACCCAATGGGCATTGTTGAATCGTGATACATGAAAACTCTGGGCGGGCGACCGTCAACGGGTAGAGAACCTGGTGCAAAAGACACGGTGGTACCGTCGCTTACTGTTGCGAAAGTGTTGTATTGCACGGCAACACCAGTGATTGTTCGGCGGGGTAAACCGTCTTGGCCTGCCGCTTCGACTGCGAATGTGTTGGTGTTAAAAGTAATCATGACGCCATCTTTTCTTGGGTGTTTTCTTGTGGTTGGTCTTGTGAAATTGTGGGTGTTTGCATGTTGGCCATGCCTTCTTCTTGACTGATTAAAAAGTCGTCGGTGTCCCAACATACATAGGTGCCACGGGGCAATTGTTGAGATAAAGCGTCAGTAATAGCCTTTGCGTACATGGATAACCCGAAAGTCCAAAGATCACTTTTGGCAGAATCGCTATTCACATAAGCGTAACTGCCAGTGGAAATACCCAATAAATATGGGGGGATATTGCACAAGTTAGCAATTTGTTTTGACTGATATTCGGCGGCGTCAATCAACAGCATTTTGTCAGGTGTTGCCGATGTTTCGGTGTATGACAAAAATTCGTTTAATGCCGCTGTCTGGTTGGTTGCTCTTGCCTGGTTAAATGCTTCAGCCAATGCGGCCAGTTCGGTAGCGCTTAATGGTTCGCCACCTGTTTGTTTAAGTACGCCTGCGGGGATTGCGCTACTGGCGTTTCGGTAGCGGGCATCTTCTAATTTGATCGCTGTTGCTATCGTTTGTTCTGACATGAAAATCATGCCTTGGGTTGGGCTGTATATCTGTACTACATCTTTGGGGTCTATAGCGCCACCGTTGAAATAGATTTCTTTGCTTTTACCGAACCATACGGGGCCGTTTGCGTCGGGCGTTGAAATTGAACCTTGGGGTATTCTGGTGGCTGAAGCCATGTAACCGTCTTTGGTCCTAGAAGTAATATAAAGGTAACAGCGGCCAAAGAAAAAAAGATCGTCAAATACCCAAGGGAAAAGAAAACTGTTTGGCATTTCGGGGTCTAGTTGGCGTAACCAAGATCGTGGCGCTAACGGTACTTCTTCCATTTCGCCATCGGTTTCGTTCCAAACTTCGCTGTACATTTCAAGTTTCATACTTGCCAACACTGAGGCCATAAGGTCACGGCTTCTTGAAATGGCGGCAACAGACATTGCACGGTTACGCAAAATACCAGCCTGGTAAGACCACCAGTCGCCAATAAGGTTTGGGCCAGCAACTTGTAAAGAATAGTACGAACCGCCAACAGCCGCCGCTTCCACTTTGGGCTGTGGGCTAATCGCCGCTTTATTCACTTTGTTATTACTGAAGATTCCCATGTCGGTTCCTTTGGGGGGTGTCCCTGCCCTGCCCGACGCAAGACAGGGACAAAATCACTTTAGCCTTTGACAGGTTCACGGTGTCGTAGATACCGCAAACATAGGTTTGCCAACCGTTTTAGGTCGGGAAGATTCCGCTATAGCCCAGACCATACAGCGGCACAATTCGATAGGGCCAGGCGATTTTTGGGAACTAAGTACGACACCGCTACCGTGTACTTTTGTTAGCACTGCACGGTTGACATGTTCGGCCAGTGACAGTTCGCCACGGTGCCGTACCTTGCCTTCAATAATCATCTTTTGAATAAGGCCCGAATATTTCAACAGTTCACCGTAACCAATAACGGTAGTTCGGCGTTCCAAAGTTTTTGGTAAATGTAAATGCAAAGCGGGCGTTATTACCATGTTTACTGTTGTATCTACCATGACCCGTTCTATTTCGGCCCACATATCATCTTCAGTATCTACCATAAATTCGACACAAACATGGGCTTTGGATTCTGACACTGTTGACCTGACACCCACATAACGCCCATCGGTTAGGTCGGTATCCACTGCGAGAACACCACCAGCGGGCATAGCAATATCTGTTTTTTGTTTATCCCAAACACCCGAAGGTAGCCAGGCACCACGGGCCGAAACCCACATATTTAAGTGGGCACGAAGAAAAGAATCCTTTTTAGATACAGCCCTTAAGGCTTCGACTGTGACGGTTTGCCCCATCGCTGGGTTCGCCATTTCCCAGTTTTTTTCTAACCGTGGGTCGGAACCAGGCGGCATAGACCATTCCGCAAAATATAAACTTCCTGTTTCGCCTTTATCTATTTCGGATATAGCCGCTTCACGGTATGCCACCATGTCCACCGATGATTCATCACCAGCCGTTGACCACATAGACAACAGCGGATTGTGTCTAGCAATCTGACTTGGGCGCAGTGCTAGATCGACTACCCCGTTGATATTCCACCATTCATCAACCACGATCAGGTCATAACTACCGCCGTGAAGATTCGGGGTTGCGGCCCTAACTTCCCAAGTAGAACCATCAGGCATTTTGACCGACTTACGGCCCAAAGCATTAGCCGCTTTACCCCCAAATTTTTCGACAAGAATTGGGGCAATAGTTCCAAAGATTGCTTCAGCCCTATCAAGTTTGTTTGCCACCGATAGAACATGCTGGGGTTTCCCCCGAAGCGCCGCCAGTTCAGTAATCCACCAACCAATCAGGGCTTGCAAAGCCACAGACTTACCTTGCTGTCTAGCAGTCGATACCAGAGATTCCCGAAACTGAAAATTGCCTAAACCGTCATGGGACAGTTGCCCAATCAAACAGTGAATTTGCCAATCCATTAAAGACAAACCCATGTGATTAGTAGCCCAGGCGGAAACCCCCAAACCGTAACTATGCCGGTACAGCCCAACCGTTTCTAATCGTGGCAAGTTCCCCTGAACCTGCGCTAGTTCTCGCTGGTTCTCGCCAGTTTCCCCCAAAAAGTTTTCAAAGCAAGGGGTCGGGGGCAAGTGCTTGCTGTCCAAAAAATGGTTTACAGCGTTGTTTCGTGCTTGTATGCGTATGGCGTCGGACTTTGCTTTGTCTTGGGCGCCTGTTCTGCTGTTGCACCTTCGACATGCTGGCCTTAGATTTTCGGGTTCGTTTCCACCGCCTTTAAAGACTGGCACTATGTGGTCGGCTGTGTCTGCTGGTTTGCCGCATAGGTAGCAGGGTGGGTTGTCTGCTAGTAGGGCTAATCTATTTCGTCGGTATATGGGGTCATTGGTTGTATGTTCTCTGGGCATTGTCGGGGTTCTCCTAGGTCAAGTGCTACTAACGCCTTCGCAGGCTCAGTTGTTACCTTATTCCATGACAGGGTTGGGTGGTTTGTGTCCCCCACTATTTAGGGCAATTAGCCCATGGAAGCCTGTCTATTTGTTTTCGGTGGACAACCATAGCCATTTGTGCCGTTTGGAAACGCTGTTCCCCTACATCGGTGTATAGGGGTCTACCCAGGTTCCCCTGTTTACGGCCCGCCACCTACAACTGTGGTACACCCATGCAACTAATGAAATTGTGTTGTCTTGGCTCTAGTGCAGGACCGCTTCGGGATTGCTCTTTGTTCTCTTTCTCACTTACTTAGCCAATGGCTAGTCGCCCTCCCATTGGTACCAAGACAAATCGTGACTGTATCAGGTCGCTGGTGAAGGTTTGCTAGCCAGGCGCTTCGATATGGCTTCCATGTCTTTAGGTCGCCATACATGCACTTCTTGGCCTGCTTCTAACAGTGTTTCGTGCCAGGCTTTTTGTAGCGGTGAAACTCTGCCAATATCACTTTTAAGTTCGGCAAATATGACGCCACGGTACTTATGGGCAAGTGTCAGGTCGGGGTATCCAGCATGACCTTGTAACGGTGTTTTCCATACACCTGGGCGAATTTCTACGGCCCTGGTATGCATGACAAGCCAACCATGCAATTTGGCAAGCATGATGACGCTACTTTGGAAGGTTGATTCTTTCACCGTAGTAAATCCATTGGGTAAAGGTCTTTTCTTGGTAGGCCGTAACATTTTGTGTCCTCGTATAGCAAACGACCGTCTTTGCGTACTTTGGTGGCGGTTGACCAACCAGCAATAACAACTTGTGGGGCGTCAACTACGCAAAATACATATATTCCGTCTTTGTCGTTATCACGGATATACAGGTAATAATCTTTTCCGTCTTTGCGTTGCGTACTGCGTACTTCGAAGCCTGAAACATCGCTGAGACCTATGCCTTTACAGCCTGACCATTCCAAACCTAGATATTCAGATACGGCTAGTTCACTGATAGCACCAAGACGGTCAATGGTTTGCCGATATTCTTTTGACATGCCTTTGTTAAAACGGTCAGTGAAGCCGCCTTCTAAACTGGTGGTGCTTCTTTTTTGGGCGACTGTTTCGGCTAGCAACATTTGGGTGTTAGTCAATGTCACTACTGGCATTACGGTGCCAACCTTTTGATAAGGGCCGTGCATTCTGCTCTAGTTTCGGGTGTAGGACCCTCATAATTTAAACCCCTCAGGTACTTCAATTGGGCTTCCGATGGTTCATTGTTCGCATTAGCACCTAGCGCCTGTGTACGGGGCTTTTCGGGGGTTCTGACAAGTACTGCTGGGGCATTGGTTTCGGGTTGGCGGTTGCGTACTTCTTCGGTGCTAGCCATTTTGTTGCCAAACGACATCATGAGACCTAGAACACGGCCAAGACAACTTGTAGAAGCGTTCATTTGCTCTGAGTCCCTAGTGAAACTGGTTTTGCCTGGGAACGGTTCAAAGCATGTTGCTTGTGCTGGTATCGGGTCATCGGGTGTACGCCAGGCTTGCATAGTTACAGATATGAAAGTTTTGTCGCCGATAGTAATAATCTCTGGGCGGTTTTCCATGATTCGAAGGTCAGGCCATTTAGCCAAAGCCTGTTTGAATCTTTCGGGTACATCAACATAGTTTGTTAGGTCCATCAGTTGCCCCTGTTTCTGTCGTAGGCGGTCCGTTGCTCATTGGTCATGTTTGCCCATTGGTGTAGTTCTGCACAGCGCCGTGATTCTTCGGGCGTCATGTGTAGCCAGTCGCCTGCTTTGCCACAGTTGAGACAGATACCTTGCAACAGGTCTTGCATGCGAATGTCGTATGCAGTCAGTTCGGTTTTGCATAGTTCACAGTTCATTTGAAACCCCCAAGGCGAATAGCCACAATGGTGTCTTGGGTGCTTTTAGTCAACCTGGATATATAAACACCGTTTTCTTCGGCTACATAAGCCAATTCAACTAGCGCCTTTCGAAGCATTGCTACATCTTCGGCTTGCCGTTCAATCTGCCATTGGGCGGATTTCATAGCAATTTCCGCTTTGGCTATGGCGGCAATCATGTCATGGGTTGTCATGTCGGGTTTTCCTTTCATCGGGTTATTTCCTACGATAACCAATAGGTGTTGCAGAGTAGCGCATACGGCGGCGGTCCCCTTCGGTAGTATTCGCCCAAATACCTTGTAAAGCCTTTTCGGGAAAAGACACGGCGTAAGCAAAACATGCTTCGAACACTGGGCAGGCGTCACAGATCGGTTTTATGGCCGCTTTAGCGGCGGCTGATTCCATGGCATTACTAGGAAAAAATAGGGCCGTGTCTAAACCTTTGCAGTTAGCGGATTGTTGCCAGTCGGGGCGGTCAACATTAAACATTGACTAGCACATACCCCAAGGGTGGAACCCGCAACCCCAAGATTGTTCGGCGGACTCATATAACAACCAGCCAAAACGCAAGTTTAGTGTTGGGTCTGACATGGCTTCTTCAAAAGGCATATTGAATAATTCTTCTACCCAGGCACGGTGGATTTCGTTACTTTGTATTAGGCCGTGGTCATGACCGTTAAACGCTGGGTGTTTGTAATCCACATTTTGGCAACGGGTTTCTTTCCACAGTAAATGGGATAAACCAGCAAGCATTTCGGGGTCATTGGGCCAACCAACAGATATGGCTGTAGGGAACCATTCGGAACACTTATATGTTTGGGCTTCAATCACTACGGTTGTAGTCGGCTGTGTCAAAGTTGTGGTGCTGGTGCTTGTGGTAGTTGTTAATTCTTCGGCACGGTCCACAAATTGCTGGGGCGTCAGGTCAGACAATGTGATTGTGACTGGCACAGATTCGGTAATGGTGGGCGGTATGTCTTTTTGGTTTCCTACTGCAAAAGCGGCACATACAGCATAAGTAAAAATGACTAAACCTAAATAACGCTTCACATTCATGTTGGTGTCCTTCAGTCGGGGTCAGGTCGGGTATGGTCTACCGATTCGGTAGGTCAATGTCAAGCATTACGCTACCAAATTAGGGAAAACCTTTATGGCGTCCAAGGTTGCTTGGGTGTAGGTATCCCCTGGTACATACTGTAAATGCCATGGTTCAAAGTTAGGGTTTTTAGGGTCAGAAACAGACCAAGTAAACCCATATTTAAGGGCTTCACAAGTAGCGAAACCGTCACCCAAAAGCCAATTGCAAATAGGTGAACCTACTGTGCAGTTGGCGGCGTCTATTGCTAAACCCCAACCGTGGTCACTGTTGCCTGGTGTAGAACACGGCGACATGCCAGGCTTCAAATAGTACTTTTTGCCTTGCCAAATACGGGTCACTTGTGGAACACGGCCCATGTCGGTGGTTGAATATCTGGTATTAAATAGGGCTAACTGTTGGGCGTAAGTCCTATAGGCACCCGACTGGTTTAATGTCAACCCTGCATAGTAGGCGGCTAGTTGTAAACAGTTCCATGCTGTAGCGGCATGCTGTTCTAATTTGCCTGACGGTTTTTGAATGGTTCGAAGCACCGCCGAAACCACATAACCGTTTTTTTGCCCTGTCAAATCGGTGGGCATGATGATAGGCAGAACTGGGTATGTGGTCATTGTCCCTTTTTCTTTAGTATTGGTTCCACGGTTTTATTTGTCAAAGCGGCCATACCGTTGCCCACTGAGTAGCCAACAATCATTGTGATAATCGGTAAACCTTGGTCCTGGTCAATAGAACCAACAGCAATAAGCACGGTCATGCAAACCAAACCGACTAACGCAATCAGGGCTTTTGAAGGGTTAAAAGTCATGCCCAAATCCAAAGCCATAAAGCAATGATTAGACCAGTGAGAATGGCTAGCGTTTTCATCAGGCTGGTCCTAAGTCCTCAACGGTTAAATATGCAAGACGAGTTGCTGACCGTGTTGCTGTGCCCGTACCTGCAGAGTATTGAAGGGTCGCTACAACAGTTTGTGAACCTGCGGCAATCGGTGCTATTGAATACACAATGCTATTAAACGGCAAAGTAATTGAAGTAATGCCAACCGTGTTTGAGTTCAAAACTGTGCCAGTGATATTGGTTTGTCTAATTCGGGCGGTGCAAGTCGTAGCAACAGAGCCACCTAGTTGGGGTTCTGTATACATGATTCGATAATTACGGTTTGCTACTGCCGTAAATGTTGCTGTGAGTTGTACTTC